GTAAGGCCGAGTATAAGCCAGAGCATTTTTTACAGTTTAAGAGTATAAAAAAAGGAAATCCAGAAGCAGCAAAAAGGTTTGTTGAACAAGCTAGATCAGGAGAATACTCTTACGGCATTGGTAGTCCAAAAAATCCTAAAAAGATAACATGCGTAGATGCAATTTGTAAAGCTATTCATGGTAAAAAATCAATTAAACACTCGACTCCACGAGCTCTTTCTAAATCATTAAAAACTGTTTGGAAAAATCCTGCTGCTTATAAAGCACTTCCCGTAGTTGCTCCAGCTGTAGCCGTTGGTGGAACAGTAGCTGCTTATAAAGCTTTTAAAGCTAGAAATAAAAAAGTGTCTACTCAAAATAAAGCAGTTATTGCGGCAGGTGCTATAGGCACTGTGCCAGCAGTACATGCTGGAACCTCCCTGGTAAAAGGTTTTTCAAGAACGGGATTAAAACAGTTAATGAAAATAGCTGCTAAGAAAAAGGAAGATAATAATAAAGCTAAAGCTTCTGTTTTAGCAGGAACTGCGGTTGCGGCTCCTACTGCTGTTGCAGCAGATCATTTAACTAGAAAACGTAATCGTGTAAAGATTGATCCTAAAGCTAAAGATGCTATTATATTTACTGAAGGTGGAAAATATAACACTGGCGGGTCTGGACATGCTGCAGCGTCAGAAGCCATTAGACAGGCCTATGAAAAGAAACATCCCGGTGCAAAAGCTCACGTAATGAACTATGGAGATTATGCTAAAGCTAAAAGATTGGCAAACCCTGCTAAAACTAATTATGAAGCTATGGCTGGAATTTCTACACAAAATCCTTTTAAGAAATTTTTAGGACGGTTAGGGTTTGGTAGTACTTATCTACCTTTCTATGCCTCAGTAAGTAAAAGAAAATTATCAAAAGATATTAAAGCAATTAATCCTGGAAGAGTAATAGTTACTCATCCTGGAGCTGCTCCACATTTACAAAGTTTAGGCATTAGTCCTGAAGTAGTAGTAACAGATTACGGTGTGGGTAATAAAGGCTCTAAAGATTTTTGGGAAACAGCAAAGGGTCTTGGAAAGAAAGATCCAAAAAATGTTGGTGGAGTGTTTGCTCCTTCTAAATCTGGAACTGATATCTTCAAAGATGTAAAGGATGCTGGAAGACCTGTTACACAAATTAGCTCTATTCCAATTGAAAATCGTCACATAAAGCCTGTAAAGGTTGATAAAAAATTAGTAAGAAAAATAAAACCAACAGCTTCACCAGATTTTGATGCTTATACGCCAGATAGAAAAAAGAGTGGAAAAATTGTAGTTCCAAAGGGTAAAAAATTAGTTGTATTAGCTGGTGGTGGTACAGGACAAGACGTAGAAGCTATGGCAGAAATTCTGTTAAAAGAAAAACGAAAAGGTATTCATTACGTAGGTGTTGCTGGCGGAAATAAAAAAGTATATAGAAGATTACAACAACTACAGCAACAGCATGGTGCAGATAAGATATCTATAACTGGTTTTGCAAAGAATCTTGATAAACTAAACGAAGCTGCGCATGTAACAGTCTCTCGCCCTCACGGGTTAGGCCCTACTGAATTAGGCGCTTCCGGTAAAGTCAATATTAATGTTGTGCGTGGGAGAAAGTATGACAAGAGAAAAAAGAGTTTAAAATTTGTAGATAGCTATAGCCCTCATATGAGTGAGAATGCTTTACATTATAGGGATACAGCTGGATCTCCTATTGCCACCCTTAGAAGAGGCAAAGGTAGAAAAGGATTAGATTATAATAGTTTGAATGATCAACTAAATTATGCTTTGAGTGATCATAAAAATTTAAGTGCAAAAGCGAAATCTTGGCAAGAAACCTTCCAAGAAGGTGGCGGTGCAGCTGAAGTTGCAGCGGCCAAGTCTAGTACTTTCTCAAGAAAACTTAAACTTAGTAAATCTAAAGTCGGAATAGCTGTTGGCGTTAGTACGGCATCACTTTTAGGTGCTAAACACTTTCTTACTAAAGATAAAAAGAAGCAAGTAAAGGTAGCTGAAATGAAAAAGAAAAAGAAGGAAACTGGAACACTTGTGTCTTCTACAGTTAAAATGACTGCAGCAGGTGCGACAGCTGGTGCTGGAAAATATATAACAGATTTGATTAGACTTGGTCAGCCAGGCGATACTGCTGGTCAAGGGTTTAGCGAACGAGCTATTTTAAAAGGGGTAAGCGAACAAGCTATAAAAGATTCTCTTCGTATGCGCTCAAAGGGTGGTATTAGAGATAGTTTTTCTGTTGCGCTACACGGAGAAGAAATAGCTAAAAAAGTAAGAGAAACAGCTAATGCTAGAATCTTCAGCAAAGGAGTATTAAAATCTATGAAAGCNCCAGCCGTAGNTGCTGGGTTAGCTGGATTAGGATTTGGAGTCCATCGTGAGTTTAAAAGGAAGCAAAAGAAATGAGCAAGACTAAGATCGTCGTGAATAAAACTAAAAATCGTGAAAAACTATTAAGACAAAGAAAAGAAGAAAAACGACAAGCTAAATACAAGTCATATGAAGATTATGACCAAGATACTTATTTACAAGATGACGAAGACTAAACCGAGGAAATAACCAATGAGATCATTTAAAATTGACGAATATAATTCTATTCCATTTAAGGATGAGGTAGAAACGTTACGTGAGAATGGTGAACATAAAGAGGCTTTTGAACTAATGGATACATTAGCTCAGCAAGCTATTACAACAGAAGATAAAGAAAAAACTGATGAGTAAGAATTATCTTATTCAAGCTTTACTATCTGCTGGGGCTATAGGCTATGGAGTTCACGGTATTAAGCAGACTGATAAAGTTAATAAGGTACTTGAAGATCAAGTAAAAAAAGAAATAAAAATTAATCAAAGATTACCAAAAGTTCCCAAAGACATAAAATTATTAAAAACTAAAAAAGATTTACATTCATATATTGACCTTTCAGAAAAAACTGATAAAAAACGAAAACTTATGAAACAAATTATAGGGCCGATAACAAAAAAGCCAAATGCTTTTGCGTTTGTACCAGACAATGAATCCGCCGGGTTAGCTGTTTATATCCCAGATAATATGAAGGCTTCTAAAGTAGTCGCCCACGAATTGGGACATATAGAAGATTTTAAGAAACATAATGTAAAAGGGACTATAGGATATAACAAATTAATAAATACTAAAAAAAGTCTTTTTAAAGGTATAATTAGCCCTAAAAAAACTTCCGTATACAGCTCTGAAGTTAGGGCTTGGGATAACGCAAAAATAAAAAAAGATGACCCATTAAGAGTGGCGGCTTTAAAAACATATGAAGAAAATTTAAAGATTTATAGAAGAACTATTCCTATTTTATTAGGAGTTGGTAATTTATATAGACTTGGATTTAAAAAAAGTAAATGGTAAATAGTAGGAGGTAGAAGAGTAATAATGGAATATTTGTTGATGGAGCACAATGGTGACCAAGACCATTTAGAAATAGTAGAAACTATAGAAGAATTTGTATTAGACAAATTTGGACATACAAAAGTTGAAGAAGCTATTTCTACAACAGATAAAGTAATTATATATAATAGAGAATTAGACCCTCTAGTTACTTTAAATAAAATACCTAAAGACGCAGACTTAAATTTATTGTTTAGCTTAACTGGAGAGTAATTATGCCGGAAGAAAAGATTATGCGGAACTCTAATACAGTTCCTCGTGGGACAGGTGCCACTAAAACTGTAGGGATAATGTTGTCTATTGTATTATCGTTTTTAACGATATGGAATTTTATGGGAGATAGAATTGATGATATTATTACAGCACAGAATAATTATCATATAGCTCATGAAAAAGCACACACACAATTATATAATGAGATGGATGACCTATTACATGAACTAGGTGATATTAAAATTAATATGGAAGATAGAAAAGTGCAAAAATATAAATTAGAAAATGTTGAACATGTTAATGCACAAGAAGCTTCTGAGAGTAGAGAAGAAAGACATTTATTAGAGTCACAAGATAGAGATCATAGCACAGCAATTACTAGACTAGAAGAACAAGTAAAAACTATTCAGAATAGAATAGAAATACTTCACCCCTAAAGTATTCGGGAGACTAACCATAATGGAATTTATCATACTAGGATTGATAGGTGTGTCATATGTTTGTTTGTTTGAGCCAACCTTACTAACAAATCACCTTGCACACTTTTTAAAATTAAAAGCAAAGGACGAGGAATAATGCAAATTGTTTTAAATGACTTAGATCCGACAAAAGATGAAAAGTTATTAGCATTTTTTGAAGGGCAAGAATCTGCTTTGGTTAAGATGGCATCCATCTTAACGTATAATACAGATGCAGATTTTGAGGGGCTGTTTGAAAAGATAGCTGAAACCTACGAGCCTAGTTCTTTTAAAGAGCTACAAGAAAAAGTCGAAGAACTATTTCCAGAGAATGTTAAATTAGCTAATAAGTTAACTACTTGGGGAGATAAGTTATGTTTAGACAGAGATAGACTAAAGAAAGTGTTTAATCTCTAATGAATATCAGACCTTTACAACAATCACAAAAAATAACTTGCTCTGCATGTAAATCTGGAATTGCAGTAAGAACAAGACTAGTAGGACCAGACGGTAAAGGTAGATTTGTATACAAATGTACAAATCCAAAATGCAAAGTTTCTAGGAGATAATGATGTTAAAAAAGTTAGGGAAAACTTAAAGATTAATTATGATTTTTTGTAAGAATGCAAAATTAAGAGGAAGAGCATTAAGAGAGATTAGAAAACTAAAAGCTTTAGCAAAAGGTGATTTGACTACTCATCTTACTAATAGAGAAAGTTTAAATTCTATAATTTCTTCTAAAAAATTATTATCTTCAGCAGATATTCATAGATTACCAGCAGAACATTCTTTAAGAAAAACCGAATGGGCTAGAATTTTTGGTCTTCATGGAAATTTAAGTGGCACTTATGGGGCTGAAACTGGTAGAAATTATTCAGTTATATTTAAAAGAAAAAATACTATTAATGGTCCAACAAAATTTAAAACTGTAACCATGAAGTCTCCTCAAAAATTAAAAAAAATTATAATAGGAACTCCAAAGTCTGAATTAAATGTTTTAAGAAAGAAATATAGGGATGTTGTTTTTGTAGATAATTCAGACTTACGTAAATTAGGATTTAAAAAAGAAGGGTTTGAATATGGCTATCGCTATTAGTAAAAAACTTCCACATTATAATTATATTGTTGCATTATTTGCAACTAAAAAATATCCTAAATCCGAGATTAAGCAGATGTTGGAAGATCGAGGTCTCCCTACTTCTAATTATTATCTTGATAAGATAGTGGCGGAGCTATTATCTCAACATCCAGATTATTTCCAAGATAATAAAAAGACTATTAACGATTTAGAGCCGGAATGGATTGCTACATTGAAGATAGAAAAAATGTTAGGATACTTAGAAAATATAATAGTGCCTGGAAACTCAATAGATGGAATAGAAGGAGCATTTAAAATTTTAGATGATCCTTTAATGTTTAGGTTAGTAAGTTCTCTATGTATCGTCGGAATCACTCAAGAAGACATTGAATTAATGGTAAACGGAAAATTTAACCTTGAGTACTCCTATGAAGACATAGATGAGTTCACACAATATTTCTTTAATGTGCACAACTGGACTCGTGTCCAAAAACAAAATTATATAAAAGATCGTTCGCCTAAAGAATATGTACCTACGTTTAAGGTTGCACTAAAAGGTGATAAAGACTACTTGATTTGGAAATTAGGAGCTCAGCCCGATAGAACTCATGAGTCTATGATCAATGAAATGGTAACTGACTCGTTTTATAACTTCAAAGATAAAACTAGGTCAGACCCTGATTTAGCTCAGAAGTGGGGAACTCTTGCTTTAAAGTTATCTGATAAGGCTGATAAGATTAGAAAAGAATCTATATCTAATGAAGATTTCTTTAATATGGTTGAATTCGATGATGGATCAGAGCAAGAAGAGTTAGTTACATTAGACCAATTAAATGATATAGAAGAAGCAGAGTCAGATAAAATAGTTCCTTTAAAAAATAAGAAACAAGGATAGTATGAGTCTTTTAGATAAAGTACAGACTACGCTAGATCCAAGTATTTGGCTTAAGAATTATAAGTTGAAACCTAAGGTTAGAAAACAACTTATTAGAGAACTTAAAAGAGTAATTCCAAAGTCTACAAAGATAATGGACATTTTTCTACTTGGGTCTATCACTGGCTATAAGTATACTGTAAGATCAGACATGGATGTCAACGTTATGGTTGATGTTAGCCCTGCTGATGCAAAAGTTTTACATGTAATGGCGCGTAACTTTGTTAATGGAAAATTAGTTACTGGGACCAGACATCCAATTAATTATTATATTCTTCCTTATAGGAAGAAGTCTGATTTCAAAGATGCTAAGTTTGGAGTCTATGATATATTAGGTGATAAATGGCTAATTCACCCTAGACTAGACCCAGAGAATATAAGAGATCCTAAAGTAGAATTCAAGAGTGAGCTAGAGCTAGCTAACTTATATGAAAAGATGTTAAAAGAAGATGTTGAGAACGAGGATGTCGAGGATATTCTCGATATAGAACGAAAAGTACACGTAGGTCGAGAAATGGCATATGATGTAGGTTTTGGCATTCCTAGACGATCTTTGCAGAACATAATATATAAGAAGTTGGAACATGGACCATACGGTAAAGTATTACAACATGCTCAAAAGATAAGATGGATTAGACGCAAGAAGCGCAAAGCACGGATGGAAATGGATAAGTAAATGGCTAATACAAAATCTCAGCGCAAAGTAAAGATGACGAAGTCTCAGTTTGCTGAGAAATTTTTATATTTAAATGGTAGACAATTATCTTTGTCTGATTACCCTCATTTGAGGGCAATCTATGATTCAGATGCAAAAGACACTGTATTACAATTTAGCAGACAAACAGCAAAGAGTACTACTCTTGCTAATCTAAAGATTGCTAACTGTGCGATGCGTCCATATTTTAAATCTCTTTACATTGCTCCTACAGTTGATCAGTGTAAAGTATTTTCACATGATAGAGTTGCACCTGTTATAGAATCGTCTCCATTAATTAAACAACACTACATAAATTCTTCATTAGTACAGAACGTACATATGAAGCAATTTCTAAATGGATCTAAATTATATTTAAGATATGCCCTGGTGAATGCTGATAGGATTCGTGGATATTCTGCAGATATGAATCTATTCGATGAGGCACAGGATCTTGCAGCTGATATTATACCAGTTGTTAGAGAGACTATGTCTAGATCTATGTATAAAAAGACTATGTACGCAGGCACTCCCAAGCGCACGCGCGGGACTCTGGCAGATATATGGGAGCGTTCTACTAAGAACGAGTTCATGCCCCGCTGTACTGGCTGTGGAAAATGGAACTTATTAGATGAGAAGAATATAGGTAATCTTGGGGTTATCTGTAAATACTGTGGTAAACTAATGGACATCAAATCAGGTCGTTGGGTACAGACTGGTGAAGAGGATGCTACGGTTGAGGGCTGGAGAGTTTGTTTACTTCATTTCTCTAAAGCTCCTTGGGTAGATTGGCAAAAAGATGTAATAGAGAAAATGAAGATTACATCTAAGGCTATTTTCTATAATGAAACATTAGCTCTATCCTTCGATGATGGTGTAGCTCCAGTTACTAGATCACAAGTTAAAAAATGCTGCACTGGTCCAAGAATATCTCATGGAGACCCCGATCTTACAAAAGATAGTATTAATGCCTTTCCTAGAATATTGGGAATTGACTATGGTCCAGTAAACTCAGACTCATCAAATACTGTGATATCAATAGTACAAAAACGTGGACCAAAGTTTCATGTATTATATGCTAAAAAATTTTTAGGCAAAGAAGCCGACTATGCGTTTATACATGATGAGGTACCAAGAATAATGAATAAATGGGGAGCCGAGTTTATAGCCTCTGACTATGGAATGGGAGAGGCACCTAACTCAGAGTTTAGAAGACGTTTAGGATATGAGAAAGTAATCGCTTTCCAGCACATGCCTAATCAGAAAAAGGTAATGGAGTTCAACTCCAAAATGCCTGCGTATACCCTTGGTAGAAACCAAGTTATGAATATGTTCTTCCAAAGAATTAAGAGTGGGGCTTATATTTTCCCCGAAGGGCAAGAGTTTGATACATTTGTTGATGATATGTTAAATGTACAAAATGAATACAATGAAGAAATGAACACAATGAAGTATGTTAATATTGGTCCAGACGACTTTGTTCATGCAACCATATTTGCGTCCCTTTCTGCAGAATTATACAGTAACGCGCAACTTTAAACTAATAATGTAAAAAACTACTTGACAAGTAGTTAGAGAGAGGCTATATTTATTATGATGATCACTTCCTTCGATTTAGATTCCTTTGGAAAACAAGCTGCAGAAAATTACGTATCTAGCGATGTATCGTTAAACGATACTATTACAAAAATCGCAGAAGACAACGGATTGAGTGTGCAGCAAATAACACGTGTGGTGGAGGCTGCAAACGTGGAAACCTACCTGTCTCTATTAAAAACTGCAAAAGACAAGTACGTCGAATTTGACGTAGCTACTGCAAATGATGTGCACACTTCAGTAACAAAGGTTGCTGAAGTTTCTAATTGTCATGACTATGATGAACCTCCGTGCATCAATGAAGACGTCGCTCTTTTCTACATAGAAAAGACTGCAGAAATTCCAATAGACAGAGCTAAGATAGAAAAACAAGCTAGCGAACTAAGTGGAAAATTCGACTTCTTAGTTAACGCTTTACATGACAACGAGTTAGAAGCAGATACATTACTTAGAGATCTAAAAGTAATGACCAAGCAAGCTTTGTTACAAAATGTCGCTTTTAATGATTTAGGTTTAATCTACAAAGAAGCTATGCCTATTCTAGGCGAAGCTGTTCTTTCAGAAATTAAAAATACAATTACAGAAAATTCTCCTCATCTAGATCTTGAAAAAGAAGCTTCTATGAAGTTTGTAAATGAGGAAAGTGACTTCTTCCTAGCCGCACAGAACTTTGAAAAAGTGGCTGAAAAAAGATTAATGATCGCAGATGCTATCTCTCACTTTGAGGATAAGTACGAAGAGTTAAAAGAATTTGATGTTATACTTCCTAAGTTAAATAAAACTGCTGGAAGTTTAAGAGGTCTTCTAGCAAAAATAAAAGGCATTCCTGCGTCATTAGGTGAAAAGATGCGTAAAGCTAAAAAGCTTAAAGCATCTAAAGAATACGTAAAAGAGCATGAGAAAAAACTAACCTGGAAACCCGAAATTCCTGTTAAAAAAACTTTGAAGAGAGTTGGAATTGCTGGCATGGTCGGTGGCGGTTATGCTGTTGGTAAAGGAAAAGGTAAAGAAGACCAAGGCGATATCTTACGTACACAATTATTTAATCAACAAAGATTAAGGAAATATTAATGGATCTTTTAAAAGAAAAATTATTAGAAAAATGTGCTGGATCTAAATGGGAATCTATAAAAAAGATTACCACACCTTTTATAACCGGCTTAGCTATGGCTAGTGCGATGGCTGTTATCGGTGGTGGAATTGCAGTAACCCAGCAATGGATTAATAAACAGCAAAAGGATCCAGCGTTTAAAAAAATGCTTGAGATACACCCTGAATTACAAGAAGAAGATAAAGCCGATGTTATGAAGTATTTTGATTCTTTATATCATTTTGCCCCATCAATGGCAAAAGATCCATTAGCTGCTGGAGCCTACATTAGACAAACTCTAAGAATGGCGACACATGGTGGGCCCACTATTGACACTATTAAGACCGTTACTGATATTGAAAGTGGAACAGGCGCCTCTAAACCAAATGCACTGCAGTCTTTATATATGGATCAGCTAAACACAGCTATGAAGGTACCAATGGACTCTGGATCATCTGCTCCTGCGTCTCCCGCAGTGTCTATAGTAGATAAAACAGAACTACAGACGGCATTTAATAACGCATTTGAGAATCACATGTTTTCTGGGAATCCTTAATGTATAAAATCATAGAATATTGTTATGGCGATCATGACACTGAACCTTTTACTTTAGTAAGTTCTAGTAACATGCATAAGACAGCTTCTTATGCCTCCGAGATATTAGAATATATTAAATTAATAGAAAAGAAGATTGATAAAACTTATGCGTTAGTTAACGCATTAAGTGCTGGCGAATTCTATGGTTCCAATAGAAATGGTGACTACTTTCCTGAAAACGCTTTACAGGCGTATCATAAAACGTTTGAAGCAATGGGACATGTATACAAACACCATGTAAATAAAGATCCTCGTAAATCTTTTGGGAAAGTAGTGTTTTCTCACTATAATCCTAAGATGCACAGGGTAGAGTTAATCATCGAGCTAGACAATAGCCGTGCTTCTGATATTATAGAAAAAGCAAATAAGTCTATCTCTGATGTTAAAGTATCTATGGGATGTAAGGTCCCATACGATGTTTGTTCTATTTGCGGAAATAAAGCAAAGAGAACAAGAGACTATTGTGAGCACTTAACAACTAAAATGGGCAAGATACTGGACGATGGACGAAGAGTCTATGCAGTAAACACTATGCCTAAATTTTTTGATTTAAGTGTTGTTACAATACCTGCTGATAGAACAGCAGGGTTCTTAGCTAAGGTTGCATCATCTGTCTCAATTGAGACAGAAGTAATACCTTCTGCAGTATTAGCAGAGCAGTTATTAAAAGAAGGTGACCTGGAGTCACAAGCTGAGATTAAAAAAGAAATAGTTGCAAAGATTGATGGGTTAAGTGAAGATCCAAAAAAATTAGTTTTAAAATCACAAAAAGCAATGCCAAAAGAATTGTTAGAAAAGTTGTCAGAGTATCCGATAAATGAGGTATACTCTACTTTAATGGGACTATGTATTTTCCCTAAAAAGGAAGACTTTATGAAGATAGCTTTATATTCTAATGGGCAAGATAAATTAGCAGAAGACCTTGGAAATACTATAGATTTTAACTTTGGTATTGAAGATCCTATTATGGCTTCTGATGTTTCATTAGATTTTTTTAATGAAAAAATAGCAGAACTATTAGAATCCGAAGTTCCTAACTTATCTTTAGCAAAACCTTATGTGATAGCACGTGCTTTAGAGACTCCTTCTATTAATAAAGAAGCTTCTTTAAAATTAGAAGATGTTTTAGAACAGCATAAAGTTGCAGAAATTAGTTATAACCCACAAGCAGCAGCAACACCAAGTAAGATCAAAAATATATTATTTGATCATACCCCTGATCCAACACTAACTCCTCACAAGAACCCTCTAGTTCCAATGGCTGTTTTAGGTGGGCTATATGCAGGATATGCGAAGATGTTTCATAAAGCATTTTCTCATGGAGGGGTAACAGAGTTAGTTGCAAAATACCCGTGGATAGTTCCACTTCTTGTAGGAGCCGGAACCGTGGGATCTTTAAAAGTACAAGATTCACTGTTTAAATCCGCTGGTGCTTTGATTCCTGCTATAATTTTTGCTGGTATACCCAGTACTTATTTATATGCAGGAATACAAGAAGCAAAAGTAAGAAGAGGCGAACCTATATCAAAAACCCAGAATTTTGTACGAAAGCACCCACTTTTGAGTACATTGTTAACAACAGGAGCGATAAAAGGTACGCAACTTATTATGAAAAAAGCCAGCTTAATTTCCAGAATGGATCAGGATACGGTAACAAAACTGTATGATGAATTAATTAAGGAGAAGAAATAAATGTCAACACATGGAAAAACCTTAGACGATATTCTAGCCGAGCTAGAGACCGAAAGTCAAGAGAAAACTGCTGAAGAGAAGTTAGCAGAGGGTCTTTCCGAGGATACGGTTGAAGAAGAAGTAATTGAGGAGTCAACTGAAGAAGACACTAAAGAGACACCAGAAGATGATGAAGAGAAGACGGCAGAAGAGATTGATAAAGTAGCAGAAGAGATGGACGTTCAAGGACGCTCCTTCGCTCGTGCCTTTGTTGATGAGTTACAGAAAATAGCAGTTGGTACTGGCCCGTATACTGGTAACAGTGCGGATACCCCAGCTTCAGCCAAGTCTGTAAATCACTTGTCAGTCGGAGAACTTCCTGAAGCAGGTAAAGTCGACGCAGTAATTGCAAAGTTAAAAGAACTGACTGCCGCAACAGAAGCTAGTGTACCTTCTATTGAAATTGATACTAATTCTCAACCCGCACCTCGTAAAGCTCCTGATGAAACAGCAGGAACTATTGCCGCAGATTCTGCCCTAGCAGTAACTCACCAAGCCGCTCTTCCGAGCTCAGCTGGTGGTGTAGATATGGGTAAGCAAGCTGCTGATGAAATAGTAAACACTATTTACGATACATTCTTCACTGAAGGAGAGGAATAAAATTTATGAGTAATATAATTGACGAAAGAGTAGAAATTATTTCTCAATATGCCGCTACTGCTGATGATCTATTAGCACAAGAATATGGTGAAGATTATGAGAAAGAAGATGTTGTTAAATTAGCCACATATATGTTAAATCATGACATCGAAGCTGAAGAAGCTGAGGAAGTTGAAGAAACTACCAAAGAAGCAAGCTATGATATGGAGATTGAAAGACGCGAAGCTATCAGTGAGTATGTAAAGACTGCTTCTGCTCTCTTAACAGAAGAGCATGGCGAAGATTTTACTAATGATGATGTTGTTAAACTAGCTCAATACATGATCGAGTATGATGTCGAAGTTGAAGAAGAGGAAGCCGCTAAAGTAGCTTCTTACGAAGAAGCTGGACAGATCATGGCTAATGCTTTCTTAGCAGAGTTAAGCAAAGAAGCCGAAGAAGTTGAAGAGACCGAATCAGATAAAACAGCTGCCTATGAAATCGTAGAAAATTTATACGATAGCTTCTTTAATGAGGAAGAATAACTTTTTTAATTCGGAGTAAATATGACCACGGATGATAAATTAAAATTAGCTGCCGATACTATTCGTGCCATACGTGATGAATTAGAGGAGTTGCAGATGGTTAAGTCTGCACAGGAAACAGCTATAGAGCTGTATGAAAATGGCAGATTTCCTGCAGAACGAGCTATTCAGTTTATGCAGGAATACTCCGAGGGAAGTTCAGAGGAGTTAGAAATCGTTAAGAAGGCTATGGAGTTACAAAGCCAAGAGAGTTTTAGTTTTGGAACTCTTAGTGACAGAATTCAAGACGATGGGTCTCTGGACAATTTTACTCGGTGGTTGATTGAAGATTAAATATAACTTTTTAAGGAGAAAAGCAAATGCTTAAGCTTTTAAGTAACTTAAATATTCTCCAGCGTGTTGAACTTACTATGCCTAACTGGTCAGATACCACTCTTAAACAGGGTGCTTGGATTGGTCTTGGCGGTATTACCCCTGCTAGTAAGGGACTACTTGCCGCATATCCTATCTGGACAGAGTCTAATAGGAATAACACGTATGGATTTACACCCGATGCCGTTGCTACTGGAAAACTAACTTTACTAGTTGGTACTCACAGAGCAATGACTGACTGGGTAACGACTTCAGGTATCTCAGTTGGCAGTCCGCTAGCAGTAGAGACAGATGGAACATTAGGTATCGGTACTATGGGAACACATAATATCGTTGCTTACTGTGAAGCTCTGACGACTAGCTACGTCTACATGGGTACAACTTATTCTAACGTAATAACCTACATCACTGCTTAAGGAGATAACTAATGAGTAATATTTCAGCTAGCACTATTAATGAGCTGTTTATTCAGAAGCTAAATTCTCCTGATGGTATTGAGAAAGCAGCGTCTGAAGGTTCAGCGTTTATTCGCCAAAAGCTAAGAGAAGTTAGCTTTGCGCGTAAGATTATCCAGCCCGAGTATGTAACAAAGGCTGACTTGCAGAGATCAGTTAATCACGACGGTTTAGTGCGCATTGTTGATATTGAGCCCGACTCAAAAGCAATGACAGTAAACTTCCGTGGTCAGCCTGATACGAACTACATCATGGGTGAGCGTTATGAGATTCCGTTCTATACAATCTCTAGTGATGATTTCCAGAAGACTGAGGAAGAGCTTCTAGCTTATGAAATGCCTCTAACTGAAATCATCGAGCGTAACTCTGTGAAAGATATTCAGAAAATTGAAGATACCTCGTTCTTGGCACAGGTTGAAGTAGCTATTACTGCTAGTTCACTGTCTGTCAGTGGTACTCTTACAAGTGGAGTAATTTCTAAGGATTCATTCCGTCAATTGTTTAACTTACTAGATGGTAACAACTTAAGAGCTGAGACCCTTCTAATGAGTACTGAGACCTTTAACCGTTTATTCCTATATGATGCAACATCAGTTGGTGACGCGGTTGGTTCTGAGATTACAGTTAACGGATATACTTATGCTAGCTTGTTCGGTCGTAAGTTAATTGTTTCTAACAAAACAGACTTACTACACAGTGGTACACAAGAGTATGTATATGTATTCGCCGCTCAGGAGTTCTTAGGTAACTTCTGTATCTTAAATGATACGAAGTTCTGGATTGAGAAGAAAAAGAATATTATCACATTCGCTGCTTATGAGGCAGTTGGAATGGGTATTGGTAATATTAATGGTTGCGGTAAGATGACCTTGTATCCGTAAATATTAAGACCGTTATAGTTACCGGACTTAATTTAGAGAGGGAGAGTGTAAAAGCTCTCCCTCTTTTTGTTTATATCTTGACAAACAGGCGTTTAAGTGTTATATTTTATATGGGGTTCTTATGTTCGTTTATTTAGTTGAGTTAAAAAATGATATTCCAATAGTAGATAAAGATGCTGTAATAAATATTTTATTTATTGATAAATCTAATAATTCTGCTATTGTGGGATCTGGTAAAAAATTAACTATATTTAAAGAAGAACTCAATGCAGAGGATGCAAGGAAACAATACAATAAAGAAACAAAGCCTAAGAAGGTACAGACTAAATCGATAATCTTAAAGTCTTCAGGAAAGTTTAATGGCTAAAGGCGGTGAAAAAGCTCGGATTCGTTGGGGAAATACGAAGTACTTACTATCTTCGTATCTTGGATGGCAATTCTTTGAATTTATTCCACCAGCTACTGAATTCCAGCCACCTCTAAGATATATATTAGAAGATGCTGAAATAGGAAGTACTGGAGTTACATCCAGCACTTTGACTTATAAAGCACCAACTAGTAATTTAGATTTTATATTAAATTCAAGCACTGTACTTCCTTATAAGTTTTCTTTATTAAATACTTACAATTACAGAGCTAATTTAGCATTCTTAGAAATTAAAGCTGTAACAAATATACCAAGCTATTTAGACGGCATTGACGTAAAATCTTATTCAGTTGTTTATGACATAGCATTTGAAAATAACTATGAATTAAGAGCTGTATCTGTTGTTGGAGCTGTTGGTAAAAGAATAGTTATTCCAGATACTTGTGACGGAGGAACTTACTTAGTACCAGAGTCCAACTGTGATGGAGGAACTTATTTAATCGAAGGCACTTGTGTCTGCGATGGAGGAACATATCTAATATGAGTATGAAAGTTAGAAGAGGATTAAATCAAGATCGTACCTCATTCTTAGCAGAAGAGGGCGAACCCTTATGGGATACAGATACTAAATGGTTTTATGTAGGTGACGGAGTAACCTATGGCGGAGTAAGAATAAGTCAATTACCGGATATAGTAACAATAGATTGTGGAACTGCAGCTTTAGATAAAGCTGGCTTTGATTGTGGAGTATACACAGATCAAGTCAGTATAAATTGTGGAGGAGCTTAATGGCTTTTCAAATTCGTAGAGGAACAAACGCACAAAGGTTAACACTAACATTAGCTGAGGGTGAGCCTTTTTGGACAACAGACACCGATAGTTATTTTGTTGGTGATGGATCAACTGCAGGCGGTAATGCTGTTACTGGAGCATTCGAGGCCCATAATATAGCTAGCCACTCGGATACGACTGCTACTGGTGCAGAATTAGAAACACTTACTGACGGTAGTAATGCGGACTCGTTACACACGCACGCGGCTTCTAGCCCCGTAGAAGATACTATTTATAGTTCTGGGTGGAACGGTGATACAACTCACTCCCCTAGTCAGAATGCTGTATATGATAAAATAAATACAATGGATATTCTTATCTCAGGAAATACTTATAAGGAATTAGGTGGTCTTGGAGATGTTGTAATAGACACACCGGCAAATTATGAAGTTTTATCCTACAAAGCAGTCGGTGACCAATGGATAAATAGAACTGCTGCAGAAGCAGGATTCGCGACATTAGGTGGAGCTTTAACTGTAAGAAGAGTAGTATATACAAATGAAAGTGGGAATTTACAAACTTCAGCGACTGTTACAGATACTGAAGTAGATTATTTAAACGGCGCAACATCAAATATACAAGATCAAATAGATGCGAACGTTAGCGGTATCGCAGTAAATACCGCAGCTAGTCACGCAGAGTCACATACGGTTGTGAGTCATTCCGACACAACGGCAACAGGGACCGAGTTAAACACTTTAACCGGATCTGGCGATACTTCTTTACATTATCATACTGCCGATAGAGCACGAGCAAATCATACTGGCACACAAGATCTTACAACAATCGTAACTAATAATGTTGATACTCCAGTTTATACAACTCTTAATGATTATATAAATACTCAATCTTCTTCTATTATTTCTGGTTGTTTATTAACTGATGCGGGTTCAGGAAATATTGATATTGCTGCTGGAACAGCATATTTAAAAACTACAGATAGTGACATAGGCCAACTAGTATCAATAGATTTTACTGGAAGATCAGGATTAAATATAGCAGACGATGGAATACCACATTATATTTATTTAGATTATAATGCTGGGACGCCAATTGCTTCTGGTACAACTAATATATTTGATTTAGATTTACATACTACAATTCCAATAGGAACAGCACATAGAATTAATGGTAATGTTCATGTAACTAATATTCCTGCTAATTATAATGATATTGCCATGAAGTCAGCTTTTAGATTATTTGAACTTTATGGCCGTAAACGCGCTAGTGGAATGATAACTGCTGAATCAGGAAATAGATACTTAACGATCTCTGCTGGAGTATTATATTTTGCACATCATAGAATAACTACTGCTGCTATGGATACTACTGGTGCTGATACATTTGAACACTGGTATAATGATGGAGTATGGCAACATTCGTCACAATCAGTAATAGATAATTTACAGTATAATGATTATGGTACAGGCTTAGCTACCTTGTCTAATAATCAATATGGAATCCATTGGGCATATCTACACGATGATGGTGAGTGTCATATAGTTTATGGACAGGCCTCTAATACATTAGTAGAAGCAACCGAAGCGCAATTACCTGTTAATTTACCAACTAGTGTTACCGGTGGTGGAGTATTAATAGCTAAAATTATTGTAGAAAAAAGTGTGACTAATCTTTATAGTATAGGGTTTCCTTGGAGTATTGATATTCAATCAACTCCAGTTACAGTTCATAATAATTTAGGCGGTTTAAACTCTGGAGATTACCAACACTTAACAGCTGCAGAATATGCAAATGTTCATGCCGAGTCTCACACAGTGGCTAGTCACTCTGACACTACTGCTACTGGAACTGAACTAGAAACTCTTACAGATGGAAGTAATGCAGATTCACTGCACACCCATCGAGGGTCTAAATCATTTACTATTAAGACACCTGCTGCAGCCGATGACATGGAAGCGTTCTTCCATGATAGAGCCTATACAATTTCTAAAGTAATTGTAAGAGTACAAGGCGGTACTAACGTTGTTTGGAATCTTAAACACAATACTTCGTATACAGCCGGTAATGATGTATTTGGATCAAATAATACAACTACGTCTGGTACAAGTTACGGAACTCTTGCATCCTTTAGTGATGCTACAGTTCCTGCGGATTCGGCACTTTGGGTAGACTTAGTATCAACTTCTGGAGATCCTACCTGGATACATATTACAATATTTTATGAGGACGATTAATGGCTTATACACCTAGTAATGGAGCAAACGCCAATGTGTCAGCTGACTGGGATGTAGACTCACTAACTGATTCTAGACATAATGCCGGGGCCGGGTATGGAGATGGAGTTTCGGTATCTGGCTGGTATGATGAAGTAGGCGCTGGAGATGGATATTTTATGGGCCAAACTGGTCCAACGTATCGACCAACGTTTAATTTATCAGACTCTGATTATAATGATCATAGTACTTTGACATGCGTAACTGACGGATTTAATGGCCCCTCTGATTTAAAATTATGGTCTACTGATGGATTTACTATACTCCATGTTGGGGAACACGATGTCACTGGCGATGGCGGATATGCAGGAAAAAGAGATGGATCAAGCGAACAATCATATAACTGGAGAACTAACCAGGCTGTAATTTATGGTAATAGCACTTTGGCATTTACTACTTGGACAGTTACTATAGAGACTCCACAGATATCAGTATTTAGAGTTAGGTTCAGTACTGCTACTGATGGATTACAAGTCTTTGAGGATGGAGTTGAAGCTGGAAGTGCTAGTACAAGTAGTATAACTGATATAGATATGTCAGCTGCGGTTCAACAAGTTTGTGCTGCGGAAAAAACTCAAACTGGAAAAACGGCTAGAATTGTTTTTTGGGATGGCGCTTTAACCGATGTAGAGATGGCAGCAGAGGTTGCTGCAGCAGATGCTGAGTATTTAAACCCAGTTACTGCAACTGGTCAGTTTATCTCAATTACTTGATGAATAATAGGAGAAATGAATGGCTACAACAACAGTCAATTTAAAAAGGAATGACACTAGACCGTATCTAGATGCTACACTTACTGACGAAGACGGAACTGTAGTAGATCTGGCCGGTGCTGGTGTAACATTCACTATGGTAGATGCTGCCTCAAGAACTTCTATGAAAATAGAAAATGGCGAATGCACTATTTTAACTAGTGGTGGTGCAGATGGTAGAGTTAGGTATTCCTGGGCAGGAGCAGACACTAATACGGCTGGTGCATATCTTGGTGAGTTTGAAGTTACCTTCGATGATACCTCAAAGCTGACTGTACCTACAACTGACATTCTAGTTATTAATATTTTGGAGGATTATAATGCCGACTAATATACAACTTACTACAGAGTTTATTCCATATGAGGATGGACTTTATGTTGCACGTCTTAGAAAATGGTTAAATGATACCGCTATATTAAATAAGCTAGAAGAGCTTGAAGAGTGTGAGGATATTGAGCTTTATCATTATATTCAAGATACTATGGACGAAATTAATTATGAGTTTCTGCCAGCAACAAGTTATACAGCAATATCAGAAATCCCCTGGAATATAACACGCCAAGGAGCTATACTAAAGCTATTAATGGCCAAAGGAATATTGTCTGCTAGAAATACCTTAACATATCAAGATTCTGGCGGAGTCACTGTTCAGGATTATGATAAGTATGGAAGGTATATTAATTTCTTTAATCTACTAATTAATAAGTATTCTAGAGCAGTACATAATTTTAAGTTAGCTTCAAATATAGATGATTGTTATGGGGGAGTTCATTCAGAATATGGTATTATTCATGGAGAGGACATATACGACGAGTAATGTTAACTATAGACACACTATCAATTAGTTCTTTTGACGTAGATAAATTAACTATTTCATGGACCTGGACTGCTTCAAATGAAGATGAGTCTGATTTTGAAATAGACGTATATAGAGCAGATGGGCCAGGCACTGCTGGGTCTACTGATGGTTATACATTAGTAGGAAGCGGAGTATCCGCAGCACTGTCGTCATATGATGACACCACCATTTCTGGTGTGTATCATTTTGGTAGAACTTGGTTCTATAAGTTAATATTAACAGACACTACAGATGATACTACTTCTGTATTAACGTCTACTCCGCTATACGTGTTTTATGAGACTACTGATTTAGTTCATGCTGAAATCTTAAGAAGAAAAGCTTTAGCTCTTAAATATGCTCAAAGAGATATGTATTTATTAAAGCGTAGATCTTATGGTACAAGATGCACTGAATGTTGGGATGCAACGTTAATGAGAAGTAATGATCCCAGCTGTACCACGTGTCATGGAACTTCTTGGGTATCCGGATACTACGAAGCCTTGTTGTTTAAGGGAATGCTCACTCCCTCTCCAAAGTATAATCAGATAACAATGTTTGGTGAATGGATGCCAAGTGATGTTCTATTAACTATGTTAAATTATCCGATCTTAACTGTCAATGACGTTGTAGTAGATAATAAAAATATAAGATGGGCAGTTAAAACAGTTAAGAACGTTGAGAAAAAAGGATATATCATTGAACAAGCTGTTCAACTATCTCGTATAGTTGAGGGTGATATTATATATGATGTAGAGGTACCTTAGTGGCCATTCTAGACGTAACGCTTGATAATTATGTAAATGAGGGTAGAGTCATTTGGAATAATAATGACTCTGAACTTGACACAAGGCTGTTGTCCGCTCAAACACAGCTAGACTCTCTTAGTGTCACTTATACTGCACACAACCATAACGATCTATATTATACTAAGTCAGAGATCGATGAGGATTTCTCAAGCGTAAGCGGTAGCTATGATCAGAGTTACTATGTGTATAATATATATGCTAGTGGAGTATTATATACTGACATAATAGATTCCTCATCTGATTTAGTTACATTTAACTCATTAGCAGATTTTACAGAAGGGCTGTCTACCACAGCAATTTACTTCTCCGAGACTCCTGGTATAATCTACGACTACACAGACACAGCTAGAATATCGTTAACAGGGTCTACAGTATATCTGACAGGATCAGCTAACTACGTAACCCCTTTACACACTTCAGCTATATATGACATAGCGGGAAATTTACACCTGTCATTAGATGAAGGAATAACAGCAAATCAAGATTTAACTTTAGGCACTAATATAATTAAAGAGTCAGATGGAACTATTTCTTTAAATATATCTGGCCATATAGTAGAGTCTCTTGATCCATTAAAGTTCGAAACAGTTGTAGGCGGTGAAGCAGACAGAACTTATCTGACATTAATAAGCGGTGCAAGCTTAAGTGATGATAGGTTTTATATGAATGCAGCAGCCAGACTTTATCAGCCAATAGTGTATGATAGATACAACGAGCCTATTGTATCTCTAAGTACTGGCTCAACCTCTTTTTATACTAACTTTTTATATTTAGTAAGTGAAGATGACACTGATGCTACTCTTCAATTTTCAGTAAATGATACTAATAAGTTAACTTTAAAATATGAATACGATGAAGACGAAAACGAATTATATTTTGAAGATACTT